AGGAAAGAGCAGCTTCAGCAGCGAGACATTAAGGAGAAGGCCAGCCGCATCGGTAATGACCTGGCTAAATCCGACACCAAGCGGCAGAGGTATTGGCTGATTACGTTGGCCGGTACGCAAAGCACGATGGCGAAACAGTAACATACGAAATTGGCGGCATCGAAGTTACCGCCGATAAGTTGAAAGAGCATTTGACCATGGAGTTTCCATTCCTGGTCGATGGTAACGGTTCAAGCGGTGGTGGGGGCTACCGGGGCACGCGGCGGGGCTGCGAGCGATAAGTCAGCAAAAAGGGCGCAGTTTGACTCAATGGGTCAGAATGAGCGCGCGAAGTTTATCAAAGATGGCGGCAAGGTTGTCGCAGACTAACTAACTCAGAGGTAGCCCCATGGCTAACGTATTGACAGACCTGGCAGGCGATATTTATACCGCTGCCGACATTGTAGGCCGAGAGCTTACAGGCGCATCATCTAGCGTAATGCGCAACACTAGCAACGAACGTGCCTCAATCGGTGATCCCATTCGGTCATTCTTCACCCGGCAAGCGACCGCTATTAGTCCATCCCCGTCTATGACCATTCCCGAGGGAGATGATCAATCGGTAGATAACAAGACCCTGACCATTTCCAAGGATCGCGCTGTACAGATTCCGTGGACTGGCGAGGACATGAAGCATGTCAACAACGGCAGCGGGTTCGATACCATCTATGGTGATCAGATTCGCCAAGCGATGCGCACGATTTCTAACGAGATCGAGGCGGACGTGCTGATTGAAGGCTATCAGAACGCATCACGCGCTGTCGGCACTGCTGGCACTACTCCTTTCGGGTCGGACTTCGATGTTGTTGCAGAGGCCCGTCAGATTCTGGTGGACAACGGCACGCCAATCGACAACCAGATCACAATGGTTCTGAACACCCTGGCTGGCACCAAACTCCGCAACCTGGCACAGCTTCAGAAGGTGAACGAGTCTGGCGGGGCTGAGCTATTGCGTCAAGGCGCGTTGCTGGATCTCCAAGGCATCATGCTGAAAGAGTCGGCAGGCGTTCAGGCGCATACGCAGGGCACTGGCACGGACCATCTGGTGAACGGAACTCAGGCTGCTGGCGATACTGTTATCCTTGCCGATACCGGCCAAGACACTATCGTAGCGGGCGACGTTGTTACCTTTGCTGGCGACACGAACAAGTATGTCGTTACCGTGGCACTGTCTGGCGGGCAATTCGAGATTGCTTCTCCCGGCCTTCGTGTCGCGCCGGCTGACGATGCTGCAATCACAGTAGGTGGCAGCTACACCGGCAACATTGCATTCCATCGGAACGCGATTGAGCTTGTTATGCGAGCGCCTGCCGTGCCTGCTGGTGGCGATACTGCTGATGATGAGATGATGGTACAAGACCCAAGCTCCGGCCTGGTGTTCGCCATCCGCTCATACAAAGGCTACCGTAAAGCCATGTTTGAAGTGGCTGCTGTGTGGGGCAAAAAGTGCTGGAAGCCTGATTTTGTTTCAACCATTTTGGGTTAAGGCAGAAGTGGCGTAAACTAAGGGGGTGGCATAAGCCGCCCCTTTTTATATCGGAGTGTTATGATGCAACCTGAACACATGAAGCAACACGGCTGGGTATAGCATGGCGACGATTGTTGTTGAAGACGGTACTGTTGTTGCGGGGGCGAACTCCTATGTCACCGAAGCAGAGCTGACGACCTACGCGGCTGATCGCGGCGTGACGCTTACCGCTGCAACTGATGTGCTGCTAATCAAAGCCATGGACTACATTGAAAGCCTGTCCTTCATTGGCACCAAGTTTTCAGAGGGGCAGTCGCTACAGTGGCCGCGATCTAATGTCTATATTGATGGCTTCTATTTTTGTGCCCACCATCATTCCGCCAGCACTGCAAACTGGACAGATCGCCACAGCACTTGCTATTGATTCAGAGAATAGTCCGCTTGCTACTGTGGAGCGTGCTACTAAGCGGGAGAAGGTGGACGTTATTGAAGTCGAGTATATGGACAACGCAGCCGCGCAGACCATCGTTAAAACCATTACAGCGGCTTTGCGAAAGCTGTTGGTTAACGCCGGTTCAAGTACCACAACGTTTGCGGTGACGCGCGCATGAGCATCGCTGACACAGGCGCCAAACTATTAGCCGAATTCGGGGAAGCCGTGTCCCTTACCTATGAAACAGATGAGGTCAGAAACCCGGCAACGGGCGAGATAATTACCCCAGCAAGTGAGAACGTGGTGCCTGGCTTCGGCTATCCGTCCCGCTTCCAAAACGCAGAAATCGACGGAACCGTTGTCCAGAGATCAGACACGCGACTGATTCTAAACAAAGTGGACGAAGAGCCGGCGCAAGGATGGCGTGCCCAGGTACAGGGCAAGACTTTCCGGGTCATGGATGTGCAGCCGATTACCAAGTCTGGCGCAGACGTGATCTATATTTGCCAGTTGAGGGTTTAGAATGAGCCACAGAAAGATCAGCGCAGCACTATCATCACGCCTTGGCTCTCTGCCAGCCGCGCCTCCTATTGCGTATGAAAACGCAAAGTACACGCCTGTAGAGGGCACCACCTGGCTCCGTGAATCTTACCTGCCCGCCACGTCCTCAACAGTTGGAATGGAACCTGGCGGATCAACAGACTTCATCGGCGTGTACCAAGTGAGCATCTACGCACCCCTTGACGATTATAAATTTGAATCGCATCAGCTTATTGATTCGATCACGGCACACTTTACACGCGGGACGATGCTTGTATTCGAGGGGCAGAGTGTAGTGGTCGAGCAAGTGAACGTAGCGCAAGGCTTGGCATCGGGTAGTTGGTGGCTAATGCCGGTAAGCGTGAACTGGAGGGCGTTTGGCTAACTTCGATTTCAGCAGGCTGGCAGACATTGAACGCATCGCTGGTGACCGCATGGATGAGGTTGTCAGGGGTACGTTGCTTGACCTATCTAAGCGCATCGTGTTGCGTACTCCGGTCGGCAATCCTAGCCTATGGCAAGGGCCGCCACCTCCAGGCTATACAGGCGGGCAGGCGCGAGGCAATTGGCAAGCATCAATAGGAAGTCCAGCGAGTGGCACGACAGAGGCAACCGACAAAAGCGGGACAGCTACACTGGCCAGCATTGCGGGGGAGGCTCATAAGGCTCCGGGGAATGTATTTTTCTTGACCAATAATGCCCCCTATATCGGTCGTCTGGAGTTTGATTCTTGGTCTACTCAGGCGGCGGAGGGCATGGTTCGGGTCAGCTTAAGAGAGCTTGACAGATCAATAGATGAACAGGTTGCGAACCTATCAGGTTAATGTGTTAGAATTGGTTATATCAAAACTGAAGTTTAGAGGATTACATTATGGCTGGTACAAGTTTAGGCACAAAGTTTTCCATCGTCCAAGGTGAGCCTGATACATTTGATGATGATGGCTATGCCGCGCTCACTTATGAGCTGGTCGGAGAGGTTGGCAACATCGGAGCATTCGGCGGAACGCGGGAAATGCCGACATTTACCCCGATTGATACTGGCGTGGTTGAGCCGGTCGCTGGCAGCATTGATTACGGATCGCTTTCGGGTGATATTGCGCACGACGCAACCAACGCTGGTCAAGATGTCCTTCGATCTGGCCTAGATGGTCCGAACGCAACGTTGAAGCACAGCGTAAAACTTGAAGACCCTACCGGCGCTATTATCTACACCACCGGTGTTGTGTCCGAGTTTCAATATAATCCGGGCAGCGCTAACAGTATCTATGGGGGCAGCTTTGCCGTGCGGCTGTCCAAGAAGCTAGTTCCAGTGGTTGCAACTTAATGGATATTCGATCATTCACCCGTAAAGACACGGCAACCGTGCCCATTCAAGACCCACTTGGCGGCAAGACTGATATTGTTGTTGAGGTGTACGGACGCGATTCTAAAGCCTACCGCGCCGCCGCTGTAGAGCTTGCCCGTGACTTTGACGCCACCGACGAAGCTCAGGCGTCAGAGCGTGGCGCTAAGTTGCTGCAATCATGTATAGTCTCATGGCAGAACGTCGAGGTAGACGGCAAGGCAATCCAGCCCGATAGCCCTGAAGCGCTTGCGATGCTGAAAGACGAGAGCCTCGACTGGTTCGTCAGCCAGATCAGTGTGGCGATTCAAAAGCGTTCCCTTTTTCAGCAAGTCAGGGAAAAGCTAGACCTGGCTGTTCGTCACCTGGCATGGCTTCATGTTGTGCCAGAGGGCGAAAAGGAACAAAGATCAAGACAGCTAGACCCCAAAGATTCTCGCCTAAAACTACCTGACCACGCTCAGGGCGCATACCTAATCGAAATGCTTTCCCAAATTGGCTTCGCACGGCAAGGCCCAGCACCTATTGACTACCAAGAAATCTCAGCATGGTGCAGACTCACTGATACCGATCTAACGCCATGGGAAGCGGACACCCTTCATAAGCTATCTGAGAGTTATGTGGTACAATTACATAGAAGCAAAGACTCTAACGCAGAGCCTCCTTATGACGTGAGGACATTAGACGAAATGCGGGAACGATCAAGCTCACAGTTCCAGAGACTATTTAAGCAAGCCGGTGGAGGTGTTACTCGTGGCTGATGTTTATTCGTTATCGGTAAGAGCCGACACAAGCGACATCCGGCGCGGGCGGAAAGATCTAGATCGTTTCGGCAAACAGGCTGGCAGCACTGGCAGAACTGTAACCGAGCTTGGCAAGTCTTTGGTAGTCTTTGCGGCCGCTTCGGCGGCTGCCGGTACTGCACTTGGTGCAATGGCCGTGAGTTCGATCAAAGCGGCAAAGGAAATTGTCGGACTGGCACGCGTTGCCAACTCTTCTGTTCAAGAATTTCAAAAGATGGCCTTTGGTGCCAAGTCAGTTGGCGTCGAAGCCGGACAGCTTTCCGACATTCTCAAAGATATGTCAGACCGCGTAGGTGACTTTCTCACTACCGGCGGCGGTGAGATGGCCGACTTCTTTGAGCAAATAGCCCCCAAAGTTGGCGTAACCGCAGAGCAGTTCAGGAAGTTATCAGGGCCAGACGCCCTCCAGCTATATGTAAGCAGCCTAGAGAAAGCAAACTTATCTCAAAGTGAGATGGTCTTCTTCATGGAAGCCATCGCCTCCGACGCCTCAAGACTGCTTCCGCTTATGATAGACAACGGCGCAGCTATGGCCCTCACGGCTGAGCAGGCCGAAGCGCTTGGTATTGCTCTGTCTGAAGTTGACGCGCAAAACATCACGGATGCAGCAAAACAGATTGATGCTGTTGGATCAGTATTCGATGCACTGTCTGACCAGCTTGCGGCGGAAGTGTCGCCATTAGTGAGCGCACTGGGCAAACAGTTTTTAGACCTTACAGAGGACGCCGGTGGCGTTGATCAAGCTGTATCGGACCTTTCGGAAACCGTTGATGTGGCCACAGACGTTGCAGCGGCCTTGGCAATAGTGGTTGCTGGTAGACTGACCTCGGCACTGGCCGTCAGTGGCGGTGCTTTGGCATTCAATGCGGTTCAGACTCTTCGGCTCAACATAGCCTTTGGTCGATTGGTTGGCTCATCTGCGGCGGCCACTGCTGGTATGCTGGCGATGGGGGCGGCCACCAAAGGCGCAAGCGCTGCCATGGCTCTACTTGGCGGGCCTGTTGGTATTGTATTGACTGCGGCTGCGTCACTTTATTACTTCCGGGATGCGTTGTTCGGAACTGGCGAAGGAATAACCGAGCTAACAGAAGACACCAAGGGCCTTGTGGCTGAGCTTGGGGAGGCTACTCAGGCGCAAAGAGAGTTTATCAACGCCCAGTTCCAGCAAAGCATTCAGGAACAGAAGACCGCGATTGCTGAAGCCGAAGATTCAATAGTATCAATTGGAAAACGAATTGAATCCTTTACCAGTGGCATGGGAGATGCTGAAAAAGCATTCTACGACACTAGCAGTGTAGCTAAAGGATTCCGCGAAGACATTAAAAATGCGGAACTTTCAATTGACAATGCTAAAAGCTCAATCAAAGCGATCACGAAAGATCAAAAGGAGTTCTGGGAAGAGGTAGAGAAAACAAGCGGCAAGATTGATGATTTAACAGGATCAACCGATGGTTTAACCGGATCAACCGGTGCCGCCTCCGCTGGCATACAGCTAGAATTAACATTTCTACGCGCGCATAATGCACTGATTGAAGCGGGCGTATCGGCGACTAAAGCAGAAGTGGCAATCAGAGAAACAAAGAGAGAGCTACAGCTTGAAAGCAAGGGCTATACCGCAGCTGAAGCCGCTGAATATGTAGCGCTAGGAAATGCCATTGATGACGCAAGGGAAGCAGAAGAAAAACAGGCATCAATAAACAAAGAAGCATCAGGCATTGCGGCCAGCTTGATGTCCGAAGAAGATTCAATTCAGGCGTCATACGAGCGCCGCC